AAGAACTGGAATGAGCTTGTCATCGAGCCACAACTTGGTTTCGATGCCAGTTTTCCGGTCAGTAATTATAGCTTGCTTGACTTCAGTTCGACTAAAACCATCCTTAATGTGGTGTTTAATAGGCTTTGCTATCATGCCTTCTTTGTTGACAATGGGTAATTCTATAGCTTCAACAACCAACATAAATGTTTTCACCAAAGCCCCAATACTAACAACAGTAGAAGCAACAGCAAAGAATATGCTGGCCATAGGATATTTAGATTCTAGACTAGCAATCTTCAATCTCACTGATAAAAACCAATCTGAAACTCGCTTCCTAAGTGCCTTAGCTTGAGTAAGCCAAAGCTTTGGAATCTTCTGTGGTTCTGGAGGAACATAACTCGTCAGATCAATCCAAGCTTGTGATCTCAAAAATCTTTTAAGATATAAACGCATACAATTTTTCTCTATAGCCTGATCCCAAATTTTGGGATTGACGGACCAAATTAAATATAAAACTTGTAAATAAGAGGCTGGTTTGGTTTCAAAGCCAACAGCAGTCCCCCAAGCTTCCATAATCAAGTTCTCCGCATCAACAACCATGTGCTTATATCTTCTCTTGAACTCAAACATGAAATTTGTAAAATCATCTGGATCAATTCTGGGATTGTCTTTATCTGTGTGTAAGACAAGTTCTTCATTATCTGTAAAACACAAAAAATCATCAAGACTATCAAAAGATTCAACAACAACAGAACTAATGTCTTCAATCTTAATATCACGTTGGGAATCCTCAAATTCCTCAACGTGCTTATTATAATTGGCAACACCATTTTCATCATCTGTTGAATCTAAATCATCTGTGGTTCCTTGTGTTTTGGCATCCACAAATTCTGGACCACCTTTCCTCCTAATAACTGCTAAATTAAGTTCATCATCAAGCATCTTCTGGAAATCAAGATTAATCTGTTCTTTGCGCTTATATTCTTTGACTAAGATTCCAACAAAATCCTTCCAAGAATAAACAAGACCATTGAGTGGTCGCCCTGCGACATCACTCTCAATGAAATTATAAATCTCCTTAGTCATAGGAATGGCTTTAACCTTGTCCATGTCAAAAACACGGTCTTCTACACTAGCATCTGGATTGGCACAAAAGTCAGGGGCGGGTATGATACGCCATTTCCAACATCTTCTTTCAAGAGCCTCTTCACAATTGATGGAGCCAAATTTGAGACGACTCATATTTGTTGTGAGAAGACAGAAAGTTGAAGTGAAATTGACACAATCTTTGAGCTCAAGTTGGGCCATGTGGAGTGGAAAGGGAAACATGTTACCCATTCTAATTGCTTCCATAGCTTCACTATCTGCTTGACCTGCCAGATCCTTGGACTGCCCAAATTCATCAACCATAGTACACATTTGACCACGATAACCATCCCAAAATTGCTGCTCATGCATCCTATTATAAACGAAGTCGTTGGGATGAGCATTAAGTTCTTCTAATTTCTCAGTAGGAACGATATGCGTCAAAACCTCGTGTGCAAGTGGATACATTGCAGTTGATTTAAGGGTGGCAGTACGGCCGTGTATGAGTACAACCATGGGATCTTGTCGAGGACCATTACCATTAGCATTACAAGGACCAAAAGGTACCATAAGTTTAGTCAAGTAACCTTGGAAACGAGTTATAACGGCTTTGACAGATTTGGGTAATACATTGCCTGCATTACCTTTGCCCAAGAACTCTTTTCCTTGAATATTAAGTAACCATAAATCATCAGCGTGGGTTTTATTGACTTCATATTTACCATGATACTGTTTATCCATGATAGCATCAATTTTGTCACACCAAGCATTTACAGCAGCTTCTGAAGTAACTGCATATTCAAGTCTTGACATACCAAGTAAACGCGTTCGACACCAGTTGACAGCACGGACAAACAAATCCGCAACTCTAGACCACATATCAGATAAACTCTCAGTTATTCTTCCAATATGTCCCAAACTTTTAACAAATTCAAAAATATGTTTTG